GAGGCCACCTAGATATTCACAGCGAAAAACCAGAAGGATGGGCAAAAGAAATGATGGCAGGCGCAGCATTCGTAGTTCTAATGGCAGCAGTGTTTGTAATATTCCTTGCAATGTGATAACCAAAACTCACTGCTCGATTTGGCCCATGCCTGTGGCCTCATCCCCAACTGCCCCTGCCTCATTGGTGGGGGTTTCTTTTTTAAATGATCTATCTTACATTGCAGTAAAACTGGAAAGATCACCACATGGCAAAGAAAAAATCAAAGAACCCTGTCGGAAGGCCCAAGTTCGAGGTCACTCCTGAAGTGCTGGAAAACACCAGACGCTTTATGGCGCAGGGCTTAACCAAGGAACAATGCGCTGCTTCGCTGGGAATTTCAGTCTCAACTTTTCAGCTTTATCAGGCAGAATATTCGGAATTTTCGGAAGCAATAAAAAGCGGTGAAGCCGAAGGCATACAGCAGGTCACCAACGCACTCTATGAAAAGGCCACAGTTGATCGGGATAACACCGCCATGATCTTCTTCCTGAAGAACCGCGCAGGCTGGGTCGATAAAAAAGAAGTCGCAACAACCGTCGAACAAAAGCACGTCATAGATATTACGAGGATCAGCGATGAACAGCTCAACGCACTTGCAACAATTTTTGAACAGTCTAACGCTGGAGCAAGTGCAGGCGGAGCGTTACCGCAGATCATTGAGGGAGTTTACGAAAGCAGCTTGGCCGACGATTGAACCGGGCGTTGAGTTCCAGAACAACTGGCACGTCGATGCAATCAGCGATCACCTCCAAGCCGTTGTCGAAGGCGACATCAAACGTCTGATCATAAACGTGCCGCCACGCCACATGAAATCAATCAGCGTGGCCGTTGCGCTGCCAGCTTGGACTTGGACCCATCAGCCCCATAAGAAGTTCCTGTACGCTTCCTACGCCTCTTCCCTGTCCATCAGGGACAGCACCAAGTGTCGCCGTCTGATCGACAGCCCGTGGTACGATAGGCACTTCGGTGATAAATTTCAGCTCACTGGTGACCAAAACCAGAAGCAAAGGTTCGAGAACGATAAGACAGGCTACCGCATCGCAACGTCCGTAGGTGGCGCTCTGACAGGTGATGGTGGTGACATCATCTGCATCGATGACCCGCACAACGTGGTAGATAGCGACAGCTCAAAGGTGCGCGAGGGCGTTCTGGAGTGGTGGGACCAAGCCATGCAGACCCGGCTCAACGATCCCCGTACTGGCGCTTTCGTCATCATCATGCAGCGTGTCCATGAGCAAGACCTGACCGGGCATATCCTGTCCAACCAGCTAGGCGATGAGTGGAACCACCTCTGCCTGCCTGCCCGATATGAAATCGGACATCCAACGCCAAGCAAGTCATGGCTGGGCTTCTCAGATCCGCGCACAAAAGAGGGCGAGCTGCTCTGGCCAGAACGCATCGATGACAGTACGCTAAACACACTGGAGCGCAGCCTTGGCTCTTACGCAGCAGCAGGCCAGCTACAGCAGCGCCCATCACCCAAAGGTGGCGGAATCCTGAAGGCAAGCTGGTGGGTTCCTTGGGAAAAGGAAGACTTGCCCGACATCGAATATGTCCTGCAATCATACGATACAGCCTTTGAGGCCAAAGAAAGCTCCAGCTTTAGCGCCCGGACAACTTGGGGGGTCTTCCAATACAAGGGCGCAATGTGCGCGATTGTGCTTGAGTGTTGGTACGATAAGGTCAGCTACCCAGATCTGCGCCGATTGGCTCAAGAGGCTTACGATGAGTGGGAGCCAGACGCAGTTCTGATCGAAAAAAAGGCATCAGGTCAATCTCTTCTGCAAGATCTGCGTATGGCTGGCGTTCCAGTATTGGCTTATTCTCCAGATCGGGATAAAGAAGCTCGCGCCCATGCATCAAGCGCACTTTTGGAAGATGGCAGGATTTTCTTCCCTTCTAATCGAAAATGGGCTAAAGATTTAATAGATATATGCGCAGCCTTTCCTGCACATCCAAATGACGATGTTGTTGATACATGCACACAAGCGTGGTTAAGGTTACGAAAAGGATGGTTCGTTGGTCACTCAGAAGACCCAGATGACGATGAGCCAGTAGAAAAACAAAGGATGACGCTCTATGGCTGAACCACAAAACATTGTTCCATTTGCCGAAGGCGCTCCCGCCGATGACCTGATGATCGAAGAGCTAGGTGACGGTGACGTTCTAATCGGTGACCCAGAATTAGATTTTATGGATGAGCTAGATGATGCGGAGTTTGACCAAAACCTTGCCGAAGTTATCGATGAGCGCGAACTCATGCGCAAAGCCAGCGAACTGGTCGGGTTTTACGAGAATGACCGTGCGGCTCGCGCCGAATGGGAAGAACGCTATAAGCAAGGTCTCAAGACCCTAGATCCAGATGGTGGATTGGCAGAAGGTGAAGATGAGCGTTCAAGCCGTGGCCTGTCAGTTGTGGTTCACCCGCTGATCGCAGAAGCCGCAACCCAGTTTAACGCCAAGGCCATCGCAGAGCTTTATCCGTCAGGTGGCCCAGTTAAATCTGTCATCCTTGGCGAGCCAAACGAAGAGATGGAAGATCAAGCTCGCCGTGTGCGTGAGTTTATGAACTACCAGATCACACAGGAGATGCCCGAATACTTCCCTGACCTTGATCAGATGTTGTTTCACCTCCCGCTGATCGGCCACACCTTCAAGAAGGTTTGGTGGGACACAAACTTGGATCGGCAGTGCAGCCAGTTCGTAAAGGCTGAAGACTTTGTGGTCGCGCCAGAGAGCAAAGATCTCTACACATCCCCGCGCTACACGCACGTCATTCGGATGCCAAAGAATGACTTCAATCGCTACGTTCAGAACGGGTACTATCTCCAGACGAAGTATGGCGAAACAAATTCTATTGACCCATCAGGCGATACAATCGGTGAGATCGAAGGTGTCGATCAGTACGATGACAGCGACGATAACGTAATGACGCTGCTTGAAATGCACGTCTATGATTTGTTTGACGGCATCGATGGCCAAGAAATGGATGATGAAGACTTCGATGATAACGCAGTCGCCATCCCATATGTGATCACAATCGACTACGAAAACCAGAATGTGGTGAGTATTCGCCGCAACTGGAAAGAAGACGATGAGCGCAAGAAGCGCCGCGATTGGTTTGTTAGCTACAAGTTCCTGCCCGGTTTAGGCTTCTATGGCTTCGGCCTGTACCACATGATCGGTGGATTGGGTAAAGCAGCGACTGGATCGCTTCGCGCCCTTCTCGACAGTGCAGCTTTCTCGAACATGCAAGGTGGCTTTAAGCTGCGTGGCCGCGTCAATGGCGGCGACATGCAAATCAGCCCCGGCGAGTTTGTAGATCTCGACAGTACCGTTGATGACGTGAACAAGGCTATCATGCCCCTGCCGTTCAAAGAGCCAAGCGGATCTTTGTTCAACTTGCTTGGTTACATGGTTGACGCAGGTCAGCGTTTCGCCAGCACAGCCGATTTGAATGTCGGTGACGTAAATCCAAACGCCCCAGTCGGATCGACAGTCGCCCTGATCGAACAGGGATCGAAGGCATTCAGCGCAATCCACAAGCGGTTGCATTATGCGCAAGGCCAAGAGTTTAAACTTCTGGCTGACCTGAACGCAGAAAACCTGCCAGATGAGTTTAGCTTTGCCCAAGCTGGTGCGGCTCAAATCATTTATCGCACTGACTTTGATGATCGCATCGACATCGTCCCGGTCTCAGATCCAAACATTTTCTCGACAGCCCAGCGCATTGCGCAGGCTCAAGCTGTTCTGGAAATGGCACGATCAGCTCCGCAGCTCCATGATTTGTATGAGGCATACAAGCGGATGTATGAGGCGATTCGCATTCCAAATATCGATGAAATCTTGCAGAAGCCTGAAGAGGCGGTGCAGATGGACCCAATCGATGAGAACATGAGCGTTCTGTACGGCAAGCCAATTCGCGCCTTCCCAGAGCAAGACCATGAGGCGCACATCGCGGTCCACATGCAGTTCATGCAAGATCCATCATTGGGCGGAAACCCCGGCGCAAAGCAAATGCAGCCCGTGCTGATTGCTCACATCGCAGAGCATATTGCGCTTTTGTATCGTCAGCGCATGGAGGCAGGCATCAACATGCAGATGCCACCAATGCCAGACTTCAGAGATCCAAAGTTCAAGTTCAACGCTGTAGATCCTGCAACAGACATGCTGATCAGCCAACGTGCGGCGCAAGTCGTGCAATCTGCGCCTCAGATGAAGCAGATCGAAGCCATTCGCGGATTGGGTGGTCAACAAGGTCAGCAAGGAAACCCATTGCAGTATGCGCAACAGCTCGCGCAGCTTGAGACTGAAGCCCTCAAGGCTCGAACTCAGGCACAGATTGAAGCTGATCAGGCCAAGGCTAAATCTAAAATCCAGATCCAAGAGGCTGAAGCCCGTCAAGACATGGAGATTGATGCAGCGAAAGCGCAAGCTGACATGCAGGCAAAGATTATGAAGCTAGAGGCAGAGTTGCAGCTTGAGAGAGAGAAGAACGCAGCTAAAATTCAGATGGAGGCGATGAAAAATGTACCCCCCACAGTATAGGTTGCCTCCCATAAATCCTGCTGCCTTCGGCGGTCTACCGCAGCAGGGTCCACGGGGTGGCCCTCCAATGTCCCCTCCCAACAATGTTGGAGGGCCACAGGGCCAACCGCCTATGGATATGAATAAGTACCTGATCAACAAAGTAATGGAAATCAAACGCCGCATGGGCAACCAATCAACTGGTGCGCTGGGCGCAATCTCTGAAGCTATGATGCCACAGCCGCAACCACAGCCGCAGCCGGGACCGCAACCGCAACCACAACCTATGAGGGCGTGATGGAACAGCAGTTTAGACCCGGCTCGTTTGCAGATCTAAATCTGCGGCCAGTTGACATAGACCTTCCAATTTCAGGTGGGATCATATACCAATCCATGCCAGACGGCTCTGTAGTTGAGGTAGATCTTAATAAGACATTCGAGGGCAAATATGGATCAATTAGGCCATCGATTGGATATACCGATGAGAGAAGCGGTTTTTCAGATGGCCCTGCGGATATAAGCAATAGGGCAAAGACTGTCCGTATTGGAGTTGATGGTGAGACTTCATTAGGGCCAGTTGATCTACAGGGATCTGTAATGGGTAGCAGGACAAGATCAAACCAAAACGTCAGCGTCCCAGAATATAACTACAATTTCAACGATTCAAATGTTGGTACGTTTACTAAGATCGGCATTGGCGCACGGATGGGATTGTTTGATTTCAATGCAAGCCGCCAGAAAGAAACTGGGTCTGACCCATTCTATTCTGGAACTGTCGGAATGAATGTTGGTAAGGGCGGCAGGCTGGAATACTCTGATACCAATGTTGGAGATCCAACGATTGGCTTCAATTATAGAATGGAGTTTTAGGTGTGAATACTTTTATGGATCGTGTGAACGAGATTGTAGCCAAAAACCAACCTGCTTCTATGCCAATGCAAGCCCCAGAATCTTACCCAGATCAAGGCATGGGGGCTTTGAGCAATGTTGTTTCTGGCGCTCCACGTCAAACTGAGATCATGGGCCAACCGCACATGCTTGCGTATATCAACCCGCAAGAAGAAAACCTACTTCAGAATTATCGTGGTGATGCCCCAGTTATGGCGGGTCCAGATGGTGTGCCTGCTTACTGGCATGGCGGGGATCATTGGTATAGTGGCGCTGTTAATGCTGTAAAAGACACATTTAAAGAGATTACTAGTGGCGGAAAAGCGGTCACAAATACTTATAATAGCCCGTCTAATGCGAACGAAGAAGCTGCAAAATCTATGCTTTCTGTTGGTGTTGGCAATGTTGGGGGTAGTAAAACTTACAGCCACTCCACTGATGGCGATGATCGGCCTAGCGATGCCCCCACCCCTACGGTTATTCCGACAGGTACAACCTTAAAAACGGGAACTGTTTTAAACAGCGGATCTGACCCTGTTGTCTTTACGCCTAACGACGATGGTGGGTTTACGGGGCAAAATCAGTCTACTGTTATAGATTTTGGATCTGATTCAGACAACGCGGCAGCGGTTGATGCTGCTGTTGCAGAAGCTATTGATTATACTCCGACTGTAAGCACCCCAACCTATACGGCTCCAGTAGTAAGCACTCCGACTCCTACACCGTTGCCAGAAATCATTAATGTTCCAGCCCCACCTTCTGGAACTGATCAAAATACAGGTGCGCAGCCTGTATATTTGCAGCCGAATACTGCTGGCGCATTACCCCAAGAAACGGCACTTGCAGATGTTCAACAAGAGCTAAACGCGGCAATATCTAAGGCACAAAGTGCTAATGCAAGCAACGATCCAAATGTTTATTGGAACGATGAAATTGCACAGTTGGCAGCTCAACGTGACAGGATTCGGGATAGTGGCGCAGGATCTACAGGTTCGCTTTCGGACATCAAAGCCGATTTGACCTTAACTGGAAACGAAACTGGTGCTTTTAGTTTCTTGCCTGAAGGCGGCAATACTTTGGGGCAAACAATCATAAATGCTCTAACTCCTTTTGGCTCAATGGAATATATAAACGGCGTTTTGGTAGATACAGATGCAGGAGATTTTACAAGCAATCCTTCAGCGGCAAACAACGCAAGCGGATATGTAGATCCAAAAGCTGGAGCTGGGTCTGCGCTTCTTGATTCTGCATACGCAAAAATAGCTGCTGGAAAGACCAGTGATCTAACGATGGCAGAGCAAATGGCTTTGTACGGACAAAGAGGCGGGACTCCCAACGCGGCTGAGACAGTTGCATTGCAGGAAAACTATAACGCCAGCGGCGCAAGAACAATGACCCAAGATATGCAAGATGAAATCGTCAGTGGCATGGTGGACAATGGCGCTACTCAAGCACAAATTGATGATTATAAAGAAGGAAGCCCAGTTGGTTCTGATGCAAATCCATTTTATGACACATATGGAGAGCTGGGTGTGTTTGGTAAAATTGGCAAGGGATTAGGTGATTTACTTAACTATGCCATCACAAATGCCACTTACGGTCTAATCAACCCAAAGAAAATCAACGAAGCTGCTGCCGATGAGTGGGTAAGGGCATATGAATCTGAAGGCTCGACAGGCGGTCAGTTTGATTGGAACGATCCAGACTACTTAGACATCAGCCCCGGTGCGTTGGGAGATGATAACTGGGAGAAGTTACTTGAGATGAGCAGCACAGAAACTGGCATAGAGCCAGTTCTTCAAGGCGTTGTCGGTGAAGACGGCGAGACAGTTTCTGGTGTGGTAGAAGTTCAGAACACAGATGATGGGCCAGTAATTGTGGACGAAGTTGTCGATGAAGATGATATTACAACAATAACAGGTGTTGGTGATGATGATGACAGCGGAGTTACAACTGTAGATCCAGCCATACTGAGTAACATCTGGAAGCGTTACTACAAAGGCAGTGGCATGGAATTCTTACCGCCTTGGATGCGCAGGTGGGCATCTGGAGAGGAAATCGATTTAATTTTGACCAAAGTCACTGTGGATGGTAAAGAGTATTATCAGACACCAGATGGTCAGTACATCGATCCTGCTGAATTAGTTGGTACAAAAGAAGAAGACATAAACGAAGGTGGAACTGAAACATCCACAGCAGCAGAATAGAAAACATAGGAGGCTAACATGGCTGAACCCAGCATGAACCCAAATTCACAAGAGCAAATGATGCTTGTACAGAGCTTTGAGCAAATGGCTAATGCTGTTGGCGCTGAAATTCCTGTAAACCTCTCAAGTGAGATTGCTGCTGTAAAGGCGGGAAAGCGCATGTCTGGTGAGCTTCAACGGATGTTGGCCGAAGGTTCTATGAGCTTGATGAATCAACTTAACCCAGAAATGATGCCAGAGACTGAAAAGTCCTACGAAGTTGATGGCCGCATGGAACGCATGTCACCAGAGATGATGGACAACATGGTTACCTCTGGTCAGATCTCACAGGGTGAAGCTCGTATAAAAACAGAGGACGAAGATCCCTATTCTAGACTTATGAGAATGATTAGATCTGGTCAAATCACAATAGAAGAAGCTCGTTTGGCTTTGGATACGGCTGGGCCTGCAGATGTTAACTCAGAAGAGATGCGGCGCTTTATGGACATGAAATCCGCAGCTCAGGAAAAAATGGGTATGCCGGGACCGGGCATGATGCCAAGCCAAGATGAAATGACATATGGCCCATCTAGCGGTATAACTGTTGAACCAAATGTGATGACTATGGAAGAGGCGGTTGATGCTGGCCTTGTTACCCCAACACGTCCACGGATGCGTCTTGCTGCACCAGCAACATCTATGCGCCCCAGAATGCGCCCATAAAGGAGGCTACTATGGCTCAAATTAACGTAGCAAACATGGAAGAAAACGCAGATTTGTTTATGGCAAAGATGGGTTTTCCGCATGATGCTGACGGTCTAAACATGACCGACGAACAGCTCGTAAACTTTGTTCTGCTCTGCCAGCAGGAATATATGCTTGGCGATGAGTATGACGATGAAGAGTATGAGCATGATTGTGATTGCGAACATGGCGAAGATTGCGATTGTCATCACGATGACATGATGATGGATATGCCAGAAGACAGTGGCGTTAAAGTTAAAGTCATGCGCCTTGGCGGTGGCAATGTACATGAGCTGATGAACGAAATCTTGGGCGGCTAACATGCCTGTTCGCAAGGTCAAAGGCGGCTACCGCTGGGGCAGCAAGGGCAAGGTCTACAAGACCAAAGCCGAAGCTGAAAAGCAGGGTCGTGCGATCAGAGCTGCTGGGTATAAGGGCAAGAAGTAATGGGTAAAGTCAAAGCAATTGAGAATGTTTTCGGCGCTTTGAAGAATCTCTTTGATTACAAAAGAGATGGAAACGAAATTGCTGACAGAATATCTGATATACCATCTGCTAGAGAAGTAGCTGGTCTACCTTACATCCCAGAAGCTGGTGCGTTTTCTAATATAAAAAGTGAACAAGCAAACCTTTTGAGAGATCACTTTAGCCAAGGATATTTGTCAAATGACACCTTACCTCCAGAGCAAATAACCATTAGCGATCTCAAAGGCAAAACTCTTATGAGTATTGTTGGTGATCCTACTGGCAGGCACACAGTCACAAATCTTCAAGGTAGAGAATTGCCAGAGCCAGTGGATTCTATGGCTGGTTTTCAATATACAGATATACCGGGCCAAGGATACGCTGGTGCAGAAGGTCCAACAAACAGCAAATTAAACGAGGCTCTAAGAACTGAAGATCCATATTACACTAGCTTAATGATGGGTGAAAAATCAGGTGACTTCGCAATGCATACTGGAGAGTTGTTTGGTCAGATGATTAGAAACCAAGGAAATATGCCACTTGATAAAAAAGATATACCTAAAATAGATGAAGCCATTCGTGGCATGGGAATGCCAATAAAAGTAAAAGTTAAAAATCCAGATGGCACTGAGAAAATGGTTGGTCGAACCATATACCCCTTCCAAAGCTTTACAACAGTTGCTGATCCTAATGCTGTTCTGAACTTTCTAAAAACTTTGCCAACAGGAACGCTAAGAGCTGCTTTCTTAAAAGGCATGGACAAGGCTGGACTGCAAAAGATGGGTATCCCAAGTGTAGGCCAAACTAGGCTTGCACTAGCAGACGCAGAGCAAATTGGTATGGATTGGGGTACAACTGGTTATAGAGGTTTTGTTCCAGACTTAGATAAAGGATCTTTTCCAACCACACCGCAAAACTCCACGACATATGACACTGGTATTGATAAAGTTGGAAGATCTCAGAGCTTCCTTGATGGCAGTCGCGGCATACCAGCAAACTTGTTGTATCGTGACAACGCCGCTGCACGGCGAGAGGCTGGAACTGGTGGAAATTTAGTTATGAACAGTGCTGACTATAAAGTTTTTGAAAGTAGCCCCAAAAAAGCCAAGCAGATTGTTGATGATCAATTAGAGGAGATTATTTCAACATTTACAGAAATTGAGCGCAGAGCTGGCCGCAGAGCCTCATTGCAATATGCACAAGAACTTTTGTCTGGTGGAAAAATTACTGGACAAATGATTGAGGCAGCAAGAAAAGCCAATATTCCATCGTGGATGCTTGCAGCAATCACGCCAACCCTTGGCGCACTAAATGCAATCCCAGAAGAGGATGGTACATAATGCCAGCAAAAAAGCCCAAACGTGACGCATGTTATAGAAAAGTAAAGGCCCGTTATACACGCAATGGTGGAACGTGGCCTTCTGCTTATGGATCTGGGGCTTTGGTGAAGTGCCGAAAAGTAGGCGCAAAAAACTGGGGTAAGAAAAGTGCCAAAAAAAAGTAGTAGCAGC